CTAGGAGGGGGCGACTGGCTTGCTCATTGTATTAATACCGGTGGAAGTATTTGACATAAATAAACGCGGGAATGACTCTTTTCAGACAAAATGTGTCGTCAAATTTTATAGCTAGATCAAATAATCATGCCGTAGTTTTCCAATTTCTAGCTTTTTTTTATTGAAATGACCTATTAATACCATGAGCAAACCACTCTCCCCCTCTCCAAATAGAATGACTGAATATGCCTCCTTATTTTGATATATAATATGCCCCCTTGTTAAGTAGATAAATATGATAATATAATCACATATTCTAATTGGCATTTTTATATTAATGATTGATTTCAATAAAAAAAAGAGAGTGAAATGAGTAAATTGGTATATTGTATCCTTATGTTAATATATAAATGGCAAATAGGATAAATAACATAGAATCAAAATATATAAAATTTGACGGATGTTTTTTCGATAAAACCGGTTAGAAACAAACTATTTGATTCCATTCCATTACCATGTCCAACGTCGTTTATCCTTCCACCTTTGACACCAAGCGTATTACCATTTCGGCGTTGCGTTCGCTTCAGAGCGGTGCCAAGTCTGCTTATCTGAATTATGGCGGTGAGCGTCTTGTGATGCAGTCGGCGGTCTCTATGTCTGTTCCGTTTGGACTGAATTGTGCGGATAAGTTTGGTCCGCCGACCTACTCGGTGGAGCTGTCCTTTCGTGGTCATGAGCAGCGTCCTGAAATCAAGCAGTTCATGGATACGATGAGTGCATTGGATGAGTTTATGCTGAACGAAGGTGTCAAGAACAGCAAGCTGTGGTTCAAGGCGGATCTGTCGCGTGATGTTGTCAAGGCGTTCTATACGCCGCTGGTCAAGTACAGCAAGGACAAGGATGGCAATGTGCTGAGCTACCCGCCGAACCTCAAGTTGAAGCTGCCGAAGAACAATGACGAGTTCGAGGCGAAATTCTATGATGTCAATGGCACTCCGTACAAGGGAGTGCCAGTGGAGGACCTCTTGGTCAAGGGCGTTCAGGTGACTGCCATTATGGAATGCACGGGTGTCTGGTTTGCGGGATCCAAGTATGGTTTGACGTGGAAGGCGAAGCAGATTGCGGTTCATAAGCTTCCTGAGCGCATTGGCGACTTTGCCTTCAAGGGACTGGCGTCTGCTCCTGTGGAGGAAGAGGATGCGCAGATTGATGATGATGCGGTCTTCAAGAAACCATCGGTTCTGGCGGCGGTAATGCCGTCAAAGGCTCCTGCTGCTCCTGCTGCGTCTTCTGCTGCGTCTGCTGCGTCTGCTGCATCCTCTTCTGCTGCGTCAGCGCAAGACGAGGATGAGGTGGATGATGAGGATGCGGATGATGTAGAGCCTGTCCCTGCTCCAAAGAAGACGATCATCAAGAAGAAGGTGATTGTGACGGGTGCAAAGAAGTAAATCATTCAAAAAAATAATAATAAAATAAAATAAAATAGTTCATCTTCCAATGATGTATTCTATTTTTATTGCGTAATTGCATACATTTATGTCGTAACAAATTGGCTTCCTCGGCAATTGGCGATTGTATTAACGGCATGAGGAACACCTACATTCGCTGTCTTCATTTGTAATTCAATAACCGATGGAGGAACCACAGGATAAATATAAGGCTGATAGGGAGCATATCGTTGATTGCGAATATTTACTAATTGGCTAAAAATATTCGCATTGATTGCATCAGCATTTGCAATGGTACTCTGAACAGTACTATAAATGATTTGGGTCTGTGTTTCTTGTTGCTGTTTTTTAACAGTGGCTTGTAATAAAGAGCTTTCTATTGTTCGTGAACTATTATTAACAACTGCGGGTAAGGCGGAAAGAGAAGAAAGATAGGCATCCGTTGCACATACAACAGGTATACAACATGGCTCAATGATGCCTGGGGGCGTATAGTTATAACAAAAACGGCTTTTTTGACATGGTTCACAAACAATGTATGTAACGGGATTATTTGTAACCGCAGGAGCAGGGGGAGGAATGGGAACAATGGGAGCAACAGGAGCAACGGGATAAAGAGGAATGGGATCATTGGGATTCGCCAATGAAGTCCTATAGTTGTACTTAGTCGGATCAAAATTTAAAATAAACATACCGTTGTCTTCATCAACATTATATAAAAGATATGTTCCATCACCATTGGGAGGAGGGTTATTATTATTGCCATAATTTCCAGCATAATAGCTCATGGATGTAATACTGACACCATTTGAACCAAATGGATTAGTTAAGGTGTAAAATACATTTTTATTTCCTCCATAGGATCCAACAGGTGCGAGTATATTTGTTGTTTCATTTCCATTTTCATAAAATCCAATGATATTTGGATATACCGTATTATTTATTACAAAAAACCCATTAAAAATAGTAGTTGTATCTAATGTAATCGTAAGTAGAATTTTAAAAATATTTACGTTTGATGGAACATATGGATCGGTAGATACAGTACTAAATGTATAGGTATCTGCAAAATTTGAAATAGAATTGTTGACACCATTAGAATATAAATTATATGTTCCATCACCATTAGGAGGAGGAACGTTATTATTACCATAATTTCCAGCATAATAGCTCATGGTTGTAATATTTGTACCATTAAAAGTAAATGGTAAATTAAGATCTAGCGAGAATATATTATCATTATTTCCATAGGATCCGACTGGTGCTAAAATATTGTTGTTATTTCCATTTTCATAAAATTCAATAATACGTGAACCATTTACTACAAAAGAGCCACTAAAAATAATGGTACCATTCTGTGAAATGGTAATATTATAATGTGTACTCATTTGATCCTACATGAATGGCTGATTTTATTTATGGATCATTTTCCTCGTCTGAATCGGGTATGTCAGTACAAATGGATTCCGTATGAGGACAATAACGTCCCACATAAGGTCCGATGATTTTCTCTTTTATTTTTTGATACAATTTATTCTTTTTGGAATCTCGGAAATAGGTAGTATGTCCGATTTCAATAAATGTTAATGGTACATATTCTATTTCATAATCATTTGCATCGACCTCTTCCATTTGTTGTTCAATGTGTGTAGGAATCACAACCTCTTTACAAATACGTATTTCTTGTACAGGTGCGCTTTCCATTTTAGGAGATGTCTTTACTGCCCTCTTTCTTGGCTTTGCTGGTGCTTTACTAGGTGCGGTTTCAGTAATCACAGTAGCAATTGTAATATCCGTGACTGTATTTGCGACAGCATCTTTTTCAGCAACTTTAGGCTTTCTAGATCGTTTTACAGGATGAGCAACAGCATCCGTGACAGCATCCGTGACAGCATCCGTGACAGCATCCACAACTTTCTTCTGTCGAGCCATGTCTTGAGGAATAGATGCACTTTCTGCTTTAGATGGTACGCTCTTTGTAGGAATCGTATCATATTGTCGTGCTTCCCTTTGATATTGTTGTGCAAGAGCAATCGCTTGCGGGGAGGGTTCTCCCCAGAGTTTAATACTTCGATAATACCATGTTCCTCCAAAGATGTGGGAATGTTCTGGAATGGGTTCACTCATGTGTCCGTGTGGATAGGTACTATCAAATTGGCTTCGGGCTCCTGAATGAATTTTAATGCATGATTTACAACGATTTTGTCCATCGAGACACGGACGTTCACAGCAATATTCCAAATAGAATTTGTGAATGCCATCGGCAAAGTATTGTACTGTTTTTCGACTGGTAATGCGTGTATGACATGGAGTGGACATGATAGTAACAACTATTTTATTTGGACAGCATATATCAAATTTTTATATCATGGACGTTCACTCCGATTCATTTGCATTCCAACATCGATCTTCCATCACCATACATCAATATGATATTCATACCATAAGATTATTTTGCGATAGAAGTCTATGATAGACATAGAAGATAAAATCATGATATAAACCCTTTTACTAGATACTATATAGTAGATGTCATCAAAAGACTATTTTCGCCCACGAGGTGATATCACGACAGTATTGGATCTAACGGATCGTGATGCACAAGATAATACATATTTTCCACTTGATACTGAGGAGTCATGGTTTCATCGCGAAGAACGTACTGTCTATCCTACTACGATGAGTGTTCAAGAATTTACACAGCGTGGTCCTGCCGATTGGGGTCAGACCTTTAGTTTTGAAATTGGAGCCTTGCCCGCAGGAGATTTATTACAATCTGTTATTCTTCAATTCAAACTAAATAGTTGGTATAATAATAATATTGTGAAACAACTATCAAATGGTCAAATTACCGCAAGCGTAGGTACAATTCCAAATGCATCCGATTATTCAGCAGAGTATTGGACATATTGTAATAGTCTTGGAACAAGTATCATTGATCACGCCGAGTTTATTGTAAATGATCAAACCATTGAAAATTTATCAGGAGAATTCATTCGCTGTTTCCTCAATATTTATGCCGACATCAACACTCTAACAGGTATTTCAGTCGATGCGATTGGAACAACTCCTTACAGCTATTTATCCAATGCCCCCATCAACGGTGCTATTCCCGCCATGCAGACAGCATTTTCACCCAATCGTCCTTTTCCCACCGAAGATGGTACTTATTTTTGCATCCTACCCTTCTTCTTTCTACGGACACGTCTGAAGGAAGTATTTCCTCTTCTCTCTTGTAATGAAGGAAATGTTCGTATCAATGTGACACTCCGTCCATTTGATCAAGTGGTACGAAAATTCATTGGATATCGTGCAAACTGTAATGATGTGCCTCTTGACACTCCCGTTTCCTTTGTTACTACGCCACTTCAAACAAGGGAGCCTCAGAATATCCTTACTACAATGACATCACAAAAGCCTCCTGAATTTCTCTCATTTCGAATTGTTACGTGTGCAGCTTTAACAACAGGTAGTATTCGTAATAAATTCTTGAGACAACCTTTTGAGCAAATGATCAAGGCGGTTCAGTCATTTCATTTTGACGAGCCGTTGAAGTATCTGGTGAGTAAGCCGAATCCGAACTCGGACACGGTAGACATTCAATTGCCGTTGGAATTAAATCATCCTGTCATTGAATTGATATGGGTGTTACGTCGTAAGGCGGTGCTGATTAATAATGAATGGTCCAATTTTAGTCCAGCGATTGGTTTGGAGCAGACTCCTGAAAAGGTATTTCCACCGTGGCTCCAAACCGCCAACATTCGTATCAATGGATCCGAGGTCATTTCGGCGCCAGGAAATTGGTTCAGAGAACACATCGCAAAAGCACATAAAGGTGGGTTGATTACCTATCAATCACATGTATATGGTTATTCATTTGCGAGATATCCTGACGAACATCAACCGAGTGGTACGGCGAACATGAGTCGTGCGACATCCGTTACACTTACGTTAAAGGTAAATACACCTATCCCTGTCAATTTGGCAGCATTGAATCCATCGTGTGTATTTGATCCAGCAGTGGTGGGAGGATGGGAGGTATTTGTGCATGCGATTCATTACAATTGGTTGCGATTTGAGAATGGTATTTGTAATCGTGTCTTTACGGATTAGTGTTACGGATTAGTGTTACAGATTAGTGTTACGGATTAGTGTTACAGATTAGTGTTACAGATTAGTGTTACAGATTAGTGTTACAGATTAGTGTTACAAATGAACGCATTCGCTGAGAACATTGTCAATATGAAGAATAATGGTGTCTTCATGACCTGCATGATACCATAGTATGTTTTCACGATTGGTACATTGTTCTATGATCGACCAGATGTTCACTTCCCATGTTAATTTATATTGTGTGTCATCGCATACACTCGATAGAACATTTTTAGAATGTTGATAAAAGGTGGGAAGATGGATGCGGGGCATGATAAGAAATCCGCCGCAAAATCTCCAATTCACGGAATCGGAACGGAAGACAGATGGTGCGGAGCAACCTGGAATGACAATCTGATGAAAGGATAAGGTAGAGAGTTGCTGTAGTTTGGCAATGCATTCCTCTGGTTTTTTAAGAATTTTAAAAATTCCAAAATCAATCCATATCAATGTGTCGTCATCACAGTGTTCTGCCGCACATTTCAAAAATTCAATCTTTGTATTCATCAACGAAAGAAATTCTTTCGTATCCTTTTCAGGACTGCGATGGCTGGGAAGATCTCTATCATATTTTATACCAATCTGATACAGTTCCAAACTACGTAATGCGAGTACAATGACTCGTACTGTGCTAGGATAATCCGTAAACAAATGGACAAACTCCTCTTCTGTAAAAACGATAATCGATAAACCACTGTGTCCTAGCGGCTCAAACCATGTAAAATACTGGGGGATCCTTTCTGGTTTACCATAAATTTCATAAAATGATGTGACAAGCATATATACTATGATACCATGATTTTCTTTAGATAAGCCGATACGTCTAGAGCCGATAAGAACTTAGAAAGATATAGCATCATAGTAAGAAGAATGGTGGCAAGTCTACTCAAAGTCATCAGCTCTGGTATTCAGGATGAACGTTTAACCTTTCGCCAGACACTATATCCTTTTCAGAAAGTATGGAACAAAGCGGGGCGATTTACGACACAATGGAGTCGCCTTGATTTTGAGAATACGCCCACCTTTGGAAATACGGCTTTCTTTCGCATTTTGAGAAAAGGGCATTTGGTGACACGTCTCTTTCTTGTTGCCAACATGCCTGACATTTATACCACACAACGCGCTGCCCAGATCGCCGCTCAACAACCACATGTCTATCCTCAATTTGGTTGGACAAATTCACTCGGACACGCACTCGTTCAACAATTAACATTGGACATTGCAGCGGCACGTGTAGAAACCATTGATAGTCGTCTTTTAGAAATACTAGATGAATATAATACGCCACTTGAAAAAGTGCCCGTCGTCAATGAATTGATCCGACGAAAAGATCATGGATTTACGGAAACCAGTTTTGGATGGGCGCCGAATGCGTCGATAGATCTACCTATTCAGCAGCCCTACCAAGAAAAAGTCATCGTCCCGCTTCCTTTCTGGTTTACTCGTGGTGATGCAGGATGCGCCTTACCAATTGATGCCATTCCGATGGATGAAGTCCGTGTAGGAATTACCTTTCGCAACATTAACGGACTCTATTTTACTAACACACAACTCCCAACAAATACCTCTCTCGATGACGGAACATCACTCTGGCCTCTCCTCAACACCAACTTCTACCTGGAAAATCCCGTCACCACTCCCAATCAAACACCTATTTCCAATGAAAATGGACCGATTACCATGCCTCTTTCCCTTCCGCTAGGGGAATGTTACATTATGGCGGAATATGTCTATTTGGATCAAAATGAAGCCAATCGTTTTCGTTTGGCGGATTTACAGGTGCCGGTTGTTCAGCATTATGCGATGAATCCCTATGATTCACAGGGTCTTACCAATGCGAGAATTCGTTTGGATATTCCCAATCCGACGCGTGACATTTTCTTTATGTGCAATCCGTATCGGGCGCCATCGTATAATGCGCCCTTTTTAGCGACACGTGATATGACGGGTAATATCAATACGACACCGAACAATGCACAGTATCCGTGGTGGCCTGATGCGTTAGGATTGTATGCGCAGCGACCGACGCTTTTTATTCGCCCAGGATTTGCCTTATCGAACTCGGAGCCGATTTCTGGATATGAAATCGATTATCAGGGATCGCTTGTTCGATTTCGAACGGAAGGACCTGCGCTCTTTCGTTCTATTATTCCAGCATATGAGCAGCGAAAAACGCCATGGGTCAATCGGTATTATTACAATTTTCCATTTGGCATTCAGAATGGATTTACACCATTTTCTAGACCGCAGGGAGAAGCGAATTTGGATAAAATTACCAATCGCGATTTGATTTTACGATTTCGTACCCGATCGGGAAATCAATCAGGAACGGATGTGGGACGATTTGTTGTGTATGTGTATGCGGAAACGTATAATATTCTACGCGTGTATGGAGGACGTGCGGGATTGATGTTTGCGTTTTAAATACGATTATTGGCAACTGCGTTTATTGGCAATTGCGTTTATATACAGTATAAATAACGCTCTTATCGTACTAGATAGGAATGGAGAAGATACGTGAATTGATTACAAGTTGCCAAACTCTACAACGAAACAAAAAATGGTATCATTGGCATACCAATGTCTATGAGTACATACAACATGATCTCAAGATCATTGACATGGTAGAGAAGAATGTGGACATGATAGAACAGGCTCTTACGCAGTATTTGGATGAAAAAAGATATGATCCGAACAAGACAAAATCATTTATAAAAGAATGGCTTTCATACGGAATTCAACTACTGAGTAAGGAATTCGTTCCTTATTCCCATGAAATGGAGTTTCCTCCCGATGTAAAAGAAGTGTGGCCTCTCTTTTTTGATGAGAAGGAAACCACTTTTGAAGGCTATGATATTTCGTATCAAAAAACGAAAGATTTGATGAAAATGATGCGAGAAAAATCTTCCATTTCTCTATGTGATGATCCAGACATTTTAGCCATTCATAAGGATAAGAAGTGCAATTGTATGTATATGTGTAGCTATTGTGAAGAAATGGAAGATGCATGGCACAAAAAGGTGAGAAGCATGTATGCGACTCCAAATAATATTTTTCTACACAAGAATGTTCAATCTGAATTTGTAGAGAAATGGTGCAGCACCGTGCACTCCTTTCATTTTAAATGGCCACCCACAAAAGTATATTATCAGGGCTCTCAATATCATGTCAGTGGGTATAAGAATGTATGTATTACTGACTATGTAGACATGTGTGCTCATGTGAAGGAAACGCGAAAGAAATATAAACAAGGCGGAAAAACACCCCTTCAATGCTGTGATGAATTATGTCGTGACATTCAGAGTACCTTTAATTATATTTCCGCAAATGATTCGGATGTGACCGTTTTTATGAAATTGTGGAGTAAGATGGATATGATTCCATTATGGATTGCCTATGATAAGGCACGCTGTAATGAAATTCTGAAGATGCTATAAATTTGAAATGATAGATGATAGAAAGATAAATCATCTAATCATGTCAGCCTCTTATGCTATGAATGACGTCAAAAATCCAGAACATGATAAAATCTGGTATGACTTGGGAAAGAAATTATCAGTAATCGATCATAATTGTAAACGTTCCTATTTCATTACTAAGCAGAATTATGGAAAGTCTCATAAAATGAATAGTAAAATATGCAATATTCGTTTAATAAGTATAAAATCTACACTGGATGATATGGTATGTGGTAGTTATCCTCCAGATATTCATACTATTACAGCATATTCTGTGGAAGTTCCGTTGACACATATCTTTTATGCTTTTCCAAATCCTGATCTAACAACTGAAAATCAATATGCTCAAAGACAACATACCTATAAGAAATCATACAATAAGGAAGAGAAAGAGTTCATCGAAGAATTTCTTATCCTGATAAGGTATTTCCTACTTGAAATTATTGAGATTGATATTATCAAACAAAATAAACATTATAAAAGACTTGAAAAGAATATCAATAAAATAATGAAAGCGATCGATTCATTTAATAAATTATTTAGAGACGCTGAAATAATTGATGCTTAAAATATATAATGTATTTATTTTTTATAAGGATATTCAAACAGAATCTGAAGATACTTTCATTCTAAGCAGAGCAGCACGTATACATCACACCCGTCTGCGGATTGCCAACACAACCAGTATCCTGATAGGTGCAGACGCCATTCGTAAAATAGTAGTTATTGGTGCCGAGCTGATTCGCACAATAATTGCACATCCACGCGCATCCAGTACCTGCCGTTACGCTAAACGACACGCAGTTATTTGC